GTCAGCGGCATAGATGTGACAGAAACAGTATCATCGTCAAGGCCACAATCCTCTGGGTCCACAAGGGCGAGGAGGCGCTCGAGACGTTTGAGACGTTCGTCAATGGGAGAATCGGCTGGTTTCAAAGCGTTGAGACTGGAAGAAACTTGCAAAATAAGCACATCAGCTTGCCCACCACTCATGCCCGTGAGAGCACCAATGGTGACAGTGTTGCCGGAACCAGTGCCAGCAGCAATAACGTTAAAACAAGCGAGAACATTTGCAGCAGTTCCAGCGCTAAGAAACGAGCTTACAAGATGTCCTCCATCATCCTTCAAGGCATTCACATTGACAATATTTGCACCAGCGACAAGCGTCGGAGCAGCTGAAATGGATGCACCAGCCCAAGAGCCAGCGACAACAAAAGTGCCGACTTGCGGCATCAAAAAGGTTGTCATGGTCGGGGCTGTACCGAGAAGTGTTGAAGAGGATTGAACAATGCCTCCAGTGGTGCCAAGGGGATTTGTGTTGGTGGCAGTCTGACTGGCACCCTCAACAATATGCGCAAAAGCACCCACATTGGGCAAAACAGAGGACTCAAGAACAGGGGTCATGAGCTCAAAAGAATAGCGAACACGCAGTTCACCGATGACATTTGCATTGGCATTGCCATCGGTTGAGACATAGAGAACTCCTCCATCATATGTCTTCAAATCAGTGCCAGCGGGTTGACCGCCGGGTCTGACGTACTTGCTGTCTTGGCTATTGAGCAATTTGGGGTCAAGTCTGAGACGGACGACCTCATACGGCATGGCGTCAGCGTGGGGACGAGTGTCCTCCACTTGCTGCTTTGTCGTCGGAGCGCTATCACTCGCGTTGTAATCAAAAGACAGCATAACCTTGCCACTTTGGCCATTGGTCGCATAGGCAGACACTTGCGGCTTGTAGTAGAACTCAACATACCGAGTGCGCCATCGCTCATAAAGAGCGGCGATCTTATACGCCCATGGGAAAGTTGCTGACTGGCCAGGGTTGAGAGCGTACGGAATTGTTGAGAAAGCGGTGGATCCGTTGATGTCAGTAATGTACTCATCTTCAGTGACAACCTGGTGACGCCTGTTGGTGTTGGATTCACGACCAGAAGGAAAGAGCGATTGCGGCTTATGGGCCTGACGGACTCGCTTCGGCTGCACGCGAGCGTGCTTACCGGGGTGCCGTCTTGCAGCAGCGACTTTTCTGGGGTGATTAATGGGGCCGAGTGCGGGACGATGTCTATTGCGGACGCCAATGGCGAGCAAAGCATTTTGAACCTTGGCACTGCGGCGGGAACGTGACTTCTTATGTGGCATAAAGAAATGAGAGCTGTGAAAAGGATAATTACTCTAAAAGTAATTCGTCTTTTCATCCCTGGTATGCGGCCGCGTCCCAGCTCACATGCCCAACACAAGAGTCTCCATATACTTATCGGATGGCAACTTGAACTCATAACCTTGCTTCATACTGAAATTTGCAACAAATCGCCGAAACTGATTTCTGACGACCGGATTTATCCAGAAATGAGCAAAGAGTCCATTCAAGACTTCATCACAATCAGTGTGCTTGGTAGGAAGATAACAAAGCT